TACATTGACCGTGCAGTTGAGTTAGGGATGCCAGCAATTGCCATCACTGACCACGGTACTTTATCTGGGCATAGGGAACTGCACCGTATTGCAAAAGCAAAGGGTATTAAGCCTATACTTGGTGTAGAAGGCTATATGTGTCAAGATAGATTCGATACTAGAGATAAGTCTGAAAGAGACGGAGATCTAGATTTAGTCTACAACCATATAGTCCTTCTCGCCAAGAACCAAATTGGTTTGGAAAATCTTAATAAGATTAACGAAATTGCTTGGACAGAGGGATACTTCAAAAAGCCAAGATTTGACTTTGAGATTCTTGAAAAGTACTCAGAAGGTATTATTGTTACTTCTGCTTGTCCAAGTAGCGTACTTGTAAAGGCACTTGAAAATGATGAGTTTGCAATCGCAAAGAAGCACATTGAATGGTTCAAGAGAGTGTTTAATGATGACTACTATATTGAGGTAATGCCACATAATGATGCAGAAATTAATAAGCAGTTAATTCAGTTGGCTGATGAGTTTGGGGTACAGGTTGTTGTCACACCTGACTGCCACCATAGTTCAGCAGATCAGAAGGAGATTCAAGAATTTAAACTTCTTTTAAATACACATGTCAAGATTGACAAAGAGCATACTTTTGAAAAGTCAAAGAAGCAACCAGACATGATGAAGCGTTTAGATTATTTGTATGGAGAAGATAGACAGATTACATTTAATAAGTTTGACATCCACCTTCTTTCTTATGAAGAGATGAAGTCAGCCATGGAATCCCAGGGAATTAATAGACCAGATATATACTCTAATACTTTGAAGATTGCAGAAAAAGTTGGGGATTATGGAATTCAAGAAGGATTAGATTTACTACCAGTACAATATAAAAACCCAGATAAAGAACTTAAAGAATTAGCCCTTGCTGGATTAACAGAAAGAGGAGTAGATTCTCAAGAATACATTGATAGATTAAATGAAGAGTTAAAGGTAATTAAAGATAAAAAGTTTGCACCCTACTTCCTGGTTGTTAGAAACATGATTAATTGGGCTAAGAAAGAAGACATCATGGTTGGCCCAGGTCGTGGATCTGCAGCAGGTTCACTGCTATGTTATGCATTAAATATAACAGACATTGATCCAATCAAACATGGTCTTTTGTTTTTTCGTTTTATTAATCCAGACCGTAATGATTTTCCAGATATTGATACAGATATTCAAGATACTCGTCGTGAAGAAGTTAAAGACTATCTAGTTAGACAATATAGGCATGTTGCATCTATTGCCACATTTTTATCATTTAAAGATAAGGGTGTTGTAAGAGATGTTGCAAGAGTTCTTAATATTCCCCTTACAGATGTAAATAAAGTTTTGAAACTGGTTGAAACTTGGGATGATTATTGCACTTCTAAATCTACAAGAGAGTTTCGTGAAAAATATCCAGAAGTAGAAATTTATGGAGAACAACTTCGTGGACGCATTAGGGGTACTGGAATTCACGCTGCTGGAGTTGTAACTAGCAAGGATCCCATTTTTAGGTTTGCACCAATGGAGACTAGGTCTGTTACTGGACAAGATGGAAGAATTCCTGTTGTTGCTGTAGACATGGAAGAAGCAGAAAAAATTGGACTAATTAAGATTGATGCGCTAGGCTTAAAAACTCTTTCAGTTCTTAAAGATACTTTAGACATTATTCAAGAAAGAGATGGAAAGAAAATTGATCTTCTTAAAATTAAAATGGACGATGCAAACGTATATCAAATGATTTCTGATGGATACACAAAGGGTGTTTTTCAATGTGAAGCAGCACCATATACAAATCTTTTAGTTAAGATGGGTGTAAAAAATCTTTCAGAACTTGCTGCATCAAATGCCCTAGTTCGTCCTGGTGCAATGAATACAATTGGAAAAGACTATATTGCTATTAAACATGGTAGACAGAACCCTAACTATAAACATCAAGTAATTAAATCGTTTACTGAAGAAACATATGGATGTATTTTGTATCAAGAACAAGTTATGCAAGCATGCGTACAACTTGGTGGGATGTCAATGACTGATGCAGATAAAGTACGCAAGATTATTGGTAAGAAAAAAGATGCAAAAGAATTTGATGTTTTTAAAGATCAATTTATTAGGGGTGCTTCTCAGTACATTAGTCCTAATGATGCTTTAGATTTATGGCACGACTTTGAAGCGCATGCAGGATACTCATTTAATAAGTCTCATGCCGTTGCTTACTCTACACTATCTTATTGGACAGCATGGTTAAAATATCATTATCCATTAGAGTTCATGTACTCACTACTAAAGAATGAAAAGGACAAAGATGCACGTACTGAATACCTTATTGAGGCAAAGAGAATGGGGATTGTTATCAAACTACCTCATATTAATGATTCCGATATTGATTTTAAAATTGAAGGTAAGGGTATTAGGTTTGGTCTTACTGGTATTAAATATATTTCCGACAAGATTGCAGAAAGATATATTGCTTCTAGACCTTTCTCTACGTATGCTGAAATTGAAGCGTTTACATTTACAAAAGGAAATGGCGTTAACTCTCGTGCTCTTCAAGCATTACGAGTCATCGGAGCAGCAACTTTTAATGACAATCCAAGAAACGATCAGGAAATTAAAGAAAACCTCTACGAATATTTAAACCTACCAGAGTTTAATATTTCTGTTCCATCTCACTATCATGCATTTATAACTGATACAGAAGACTATGAGGAAAAAGGTTCTTTTATTTTAATGGGTATGGTAAAATCTATTAAGAGGGCAAAAGGTTGGTCAAGAGTAGAGTTACTAGATAAAACAGGAAGCGTAGGAATTTTTGATGATGAAAATACAACTATCGAGGCTGGTACTTCGTATATCATTCTTGCTAATGATAATAGGATTTTGTCTGCTGTCCCTGTTGACGCCATAAAAAATAATGAAAGCGCACTTATTAAGTTTTTAAATTATAAGATGTTGCCATACAAAGATGATGACATGTTTGTTGTATCATTTAAACCAAGAATCACTAAGACTGGAAAGAAGATGGCATCTCTTACTCTTGCTGATGCTTCAAGGGATTTACATTCAGTAACTGTATTCCCTACAACATTTGCAAAAGCCTATATGAAACTTGAAGAGGGAAATGTGTATAAGTTTAGTTTTGGAAAAACAAAAGATGGAACTGTTATATTGGAGGATATAAATGTCGGTTAGTATAGAGCAAGCATTAGCACAACTTGATCCAAAGTTAAGAAAAAGACTTGGAAGCGGTGTTGGTATTAATTATGAATATCAGCCAACCCCTAGTTTTGGTTTAAACCGTGCTCTGGGTGGAGGCCTTCCTTATGGCAGACAAGTTCTTATCTGGGGCTCCAAATCCTCTGCAAAGTCCTCTATGTGCCTTCAGATGATTGCTCTAGCACAAGCAGAAGGAAAGTTGTGTGCTTGGATTGATTCAGAAATGTCATACTCAGAAGATTGGGCCAGAACTCTTGGGGTAGATCCAGAAAAATTAATCTACTCACAAGCAAGAACTATTAGTGACATGGTAGATGTAGGCGTTGGATTGATGAATGCTGGAGTTGATATAATAGTGGTAGACTCTATTACATCAATGCTTCCAGCAATATATTTTGAAAAAGATACTGATGAAATGAAGGCTTTGGAAAATACTAAGCAGATTGGAGCAGAGTCTCGTGACTTTAGTAACGCATGGAAAATGCTTAATTATGCTAACAACAAGGTTAAGCCTACTCTTCTTGTTCTTATTTCCCAGTCTCGTAATAATATTAATGCTATGTATACTAGTCAGCAGCCTTCTGGTGGTCAGGCTACTAAGTTTTATTCTTCTTGCATTGTTAAGTTGTTTAGTTCCGAGTCAGACAATCAAGCAATTAAAGGAAAGATTCAGGTAGGAGATAAGTTAATTGAAGAAAAAGTTGGCAGAACTATTAGATGGGAACTACAGTTCTCTAAAACTTCTCCAGGGTTTCAATCTGGTGAGTATGATTTTTATTTTAGAGGTGATGATATTGGTCTTGACACCATCGGTGATCTTGTTACTACTGCTGAACTAAATGGCATTGTAGAACGTACAGGTGCTTGGTATATACTTCCTGACGGCTCAAAGGTGCAGGGTAAAGAAGCGTTTATCAATCGTGTTAGAGAGGACCTTGATTTGCAGGAATCAATCAAGTCTAGATTAAATGCCTAGTTATACAGTATACAATGGTCAATTTGTTTGCCATGAGTGTAAGATAGAAGTAAGATCTTTAAGGCTTTATGCAGAAACAAAAACTGCAACATGGATGTGTAAAAACAAACACTTAAGCACTGTTAAATTTGGAAAACAAAAAAGGAAAAATAATGACAGAGAAGAGTGAGTCAAAGAGGATAGGTGCTAAACAGCATAAAAATTCTGGTCGTAATACTCAAAAAGGCGACGCAACTTGGAATAACTTTGTTGTAGATTTTAAAGAAGTAAGTAAATCTTTTACATTAAATAAAGATGTTTGGGCAAAAGCAACAACAGATGCTATCAAAAATAGCAAAGACCCAGCAATTATTGTTGTTCTAGGAGAGGGTAACTCAAAAGTTAGGCTTGCAATAATAGAACTAGAAACATTAGAACAATTAACAGATAGGGTATAATAGTATTATGGATACAGGATACGCACCAAAAAATAAGATTGTCCCCCACATTGTAAAGGGGTTCTTCACAGAAGAAGAGATTTCTGAAATTCTTGCTATTGTGGAAAGACAAAAAACAGACGAGTCATTAGATTCTTTTTATAGACCTTTTATGCTGCCAAAGATGTCAAGAATGCAAATTGAGGTAATGTACCCAGATCATATAGTAGAAAAACTTGAACGATTTGCTTCAGAAATTGCTGGAGAAGAATTAAAAATGTACCACAATAGTTACCTAAGTTATAATTTAGAACACACGGAAACAAAAGATGCTAATCCAAAACTTCCTCCACATTATGATTCAGATAATTATTTTTCTAAGTTGACATTAGACTATCAGTTGAATAAAACTCTTGATTGGACTCTTCATATAGAAGAAGACAAATTTGATCTTGAGTACGGAGACTTGCTTGTATTTTGGGGTGCGGGTCAGGTTCATTGGAGAAATCCAGTTTTATTTAGAGAAGGAGATAGCACAGAAGTTTTAACTATGCACTTTTCAAACAAAGAAGATTTTGAAACTTTAAATGATCCTGCAAGAGAAGTAGAGGCAAGAGAGGCAAGACTTGAAAAATGGGGTCAAATTCCAGAGTATGTAGAATACTGGCAGCAATATGAAAAACAAAATAATCTTGTTATAAAAAGAAAAAAATTAATGCAAATTATAAAACAAAACAACAAAACAATGGAGTAAAAAAAATGGAAAAAGAAGTAACAACGCTAGACATGGTAAATGGTTTAGCAGAAATTGCTGACTATATGGAAGATGAAGAACTCACTCAAGCATTAACATTTATTGCCAAGATCATTATTAAGCCAGATATTCCTATTAATGTTGCTCACATAGAAATTGTAAGACTTCAAGCAATCGCAGCAAAGATGGCACTGAAAGCAACATGGATGGCAAATGTTGATAAGTCTGATAGAGGAAAGAAAAACCTTTATTACACTGCTGCTGAATCAATCAATAATCTTGTTGCTGCTCTTAAATACATTACACGCTGATATCTGCTATACTTAATATAACAGAAATGGAATAATAATGACAAAAAGTTTATTGCAACAAGTAATGATAAAAAAAGATGTGGCACCAGCACACCCATTAGAAATAGATTCTTTAGTTGAAAAGATTAAGACTGGTTATACTGTTAATCGTATTGACAAGCATACACAAAAGAAGACATTTGCACCATCAACTATTGCTTATGGACATGGAGAATGCCCAAGGTATTGGTATCTTGCATTTGATGGTCAAACATTTGAAGACAATGCAGATGCTTATGGAGCAGCAAATATGACTGCTGGTACAAAATCTCATGAAAGAATTCAGGATGCTATGAGAAATGTTCCAGATTTTCTTATTGACTCTGAGTTTAAGATTACATATCCAGACCCTCCCATCTTTGGATATGGAGATGTAATGCTTAACTGGCAAGGAGAACCCCTGCTTGGCGAAATTAAAACAATGATGAATGAAGGTTTTGAATATCGCAAGGCGCATATGAAACCAAAGACTGGTCATTTGATTCAGTTGTTAATCTATATGAAGATTTTAAAAAAAGCAAAGGCAGTATTGATTTATGAAAATAAAAACAACCACGAATTATTAGTTTTGCCAGTAGAAGTAAATGATCATTACCGTCAATGGGTAGACCAGGCTTTTGATTGGATGAGGACAGTTAGAAAGGCTTGGGTAGATAGAACTCTTCCTAAGAAAAACTATAGATCTAATTCAAAGATTTGTAAAAATTGTCCAATTCAAAAAGCATGTTCTGCAGCAGAGGTAGGGGATCTTAAAATTAATTCCTTGGAGCCTTTGACTGATGAAGCATTGTAGTTGGTGTGACAATCAATTTTCAACAGTAATTTCTTATCAGATCTATTGTTCTCCTGAATGCAGAGAATCAGCAACAAAAGAAAAAATTGCTGCAAGGTATATGCATTCAAGAAGACAAAAAAGAAAAGGTAAGGATAGGCGTTGCAAGTCTTGTGACAAACAACTATCAATTTATAATGATGATGCATTATGTGCTGAATGTAACATAAACCCAATGGTGGTGGCAAAAGTTATTAAACAGATTAAAGGAATTGCAAATGGTAAAGAATAAATGGGGTATTGAAATTATTCCACAAATTATATGCTCTATTGATGCAAGTACTAATAATCTTGCTTTTGCTATCTTTAATACTAATAAAAAAACTTTAGAATCAGTTGGTAAGATTAATTTTGAAGGTAGTAATACCTATGAAAAAGTTATGGATGCTGGGCAAAAAGTTAAGGCATTCCTTGACATTTATGGTGGGTTTGAAGCAATAGTTATTGAGCATACAGTATTTATGAATAGCCCTAAGACTGCTGCGGATCTAGCATTAGTTCAAGGAGCCATTCTTGGCGCTGCAGGACAATCAGGCACTAAGTTAATAGGTAGGGTTGCTCCAATAACTTGGCAAAATTTTATTGGTAACAAAAAAATATCCAAAGATGAAAAACTATATATTAGATCACAAAATCCAAATAAGTCAGATTCATGGCTTAAGGCATATGAAAGAGAACTAAGAAAACAAAGAACAATAAATTTTATTAATATTCAGTATGATAGAACAATAAACGACAATGATGTCGCAGATGCTTGTGGAATTGGTCACTGGGCAATGAAAAATTGGGACAAAGCAATATGAAGATATTAGTATCGATAATTTCTTATAAAGAGGGAGATCTTCGTGGAACAGTTTTAGATTGCTACAACAAAGCAAAAAATAAAGAAGATTTAATATTTTCTATAGTAGAGGAACACTATCCAGAATTTTATTCAGATTTAAGTTTTATTCCAAAGAAACAAATAATATATAGAAAATATGATCTTTCTAAATATAGGGGAATCTTATGGGCAAGAAATTTAACAACAAAAAATATTTTTGTTAACTACGATTATGTATTATATATTTGTGGTCATACGAGGTTTGAGGAAGACTGGGATGTTACTTGTTTACAGGAATACGCAAAAGCAAAAGCAAAATCTGAAACAGGTAAAGCAATTTTAACATTTTGCAGTCCAGATTTTGAGTACAATAATGACTGGTCTATTAGATATAAAGATAAAGTTAAAACAAACTTATATCATCCGTCAATAAATGGTTACGATCCAAGGTCTCAGTCTCCATCAGATTTTATTCCAGGCTATTGGTTTCCAATTGGTCATGCTCCACCCGAAGATGATGATGTTCATGAAAACTATTGGGTTCATTTCACTTGGTGTTTTGCAGAAAAATCTTATGTGGAGGAAGTTCCATTAGATCCAGAGATGAATTTTAATGGAGAAGAACCCTATGTTTCTTTGCAATCCTGGGGTCGTGGTTGGAGAATGTATGCAACATCTAAAATATTTTATTATCATCATCTTTCAAGATCTTATCCAGGAGAAAAAGAAAGCAGATATAGAACTGCAAGACCATGGGCAGATGACAAAAAGAAAGAACATTGGGAGCACTCAAGAAAGGCAATGTTAAAACTCAATATGTTATTTTCTGGAAGGTTAGATGGCAAGTATGGTGGAATATCATTAAAAACAGCAACTGAATATTGCAAAAAAAGTGGTATTAATTTAAAGTGGACAGAATATGATCCAGAGTATGACAAAATTGATGGATACCAACATATGATGTGGATAAAAAATGATGAGCCAATTAAGAGAGAAGACTTAGATTGGAAAATTCCAGAGGTTGACAAATAGGATTATGGCTGCTAAACTATATACATCAGAAGTCTTTATGCGTAAGAGGTATCTTATAGACAGAAAGACTCCAGAAGAAATTGCAAAGGAGTGCGGAGTTAGTTTAGAAACTATTTACGTATACCTTGCTAAATTTGGATTAAGGAAGTCAAAACGATGAGTAAAGTTGAAAAAACCTTGGTGGCCCTTGCTGTAGCAGGTACTGTTGGTTTTGCATTTGCATTTGCTGTACTAAAAGGAATTCCAGAAGCATTTGATTGGGAGGATGATGAGTCAAGTTTTTAATTCTATCAAACTTTTTGCTAGACAATTTTTTTGTAAACACGAAGAGCAGTCAACATCTTTTTGTCCTTTTACTGGCATAACATACACAAACTGCTCTTTATGTTTAAAAAGGTTATGGGCAGGGGTAACATCATGAGTCAAAGTTTGCAGATAACTGTTGATCAGGTTAATAACCCTTTGCACTACACCTCAGACCCATCTGGTATTGAGTGCATTGAGATAACTCGTCATCGTAATTTTAATATTGGTAATGCATTTAAGTATCTATGGAGAGCAGGACTTAAAGATGAAGCAAAGACAATACAAGATCTTGAAAAAGCAATTTTTTATATCAAGGATGAAATCAATAGATTAGAGGGAAAATATGTCAACTGAAGATGATATAGTTAAGCACCTTGATCAAGTAAATCAAGTAGTGGAAGAATACCTTAAGGGTAATGACCCAACACAAATATCTAAAGAACTTGCCATACCAAGACAAAGAGTTGTTGCATATATAGATGAGTGGAAAGTTAGCGCATCAAATAATGCTGCAATTCGAGCAAGAGCAAAAGAAGCACTTGCAGGAGCAGATCAGCACTATGGATTACTAATATCTAAATCATATGAAGTTATTGATGAAGCGTCAATGACTAATAATCTTAGTGCAAAAACTGCTGCAATTAAACTTGTTATGGATATTGAATCAAAGCGAATTGATATGCTTCAAAAAGCGGGTCTTCTTGAAAACAAAGAACTTGCTGATGAAATGGTTGAAATTGAGCGCCGTCAAGAAGTACTTGTTTTAATATTAAAAGATATTGCATCAGAATATCCACAGGTTCGTGATGAAATTATGCGTAGGCTATCTTCATTTGCAAAAGACAATGAGGTGATTACGGTTGTCCACGATGTTCAATGAGTTTCTTGAAGTACTTAAAGATAACCATTTTCAAGAAACACCAGTAGATGCAAAAACATTTGTTGAGGGTGAGGCATACCTTGGCCAGCCTGGTTTGTCTGATATTCAATATGACATTGTAGAAGCAATGAGTCAGATATATCGAAAAGAAGATCTTATAGATGTTATGGGAGAAGAAAAAGGAACAAGATACTTTGAAAAGTACACAAAGAACGAAATCATTCTTCAACTTGGCAAGGGATCTGGAAAAGACTTCGTATCAACAGTAGCATGTGCATATATTGTATATAAACTGTTATGCTTAAAAGACCCAGCAAAATATTTTGGTAAACCATCTGGAGATGCAATTGACCTAATCAATGTTGCTATTAACGCACAACAGGCTAAGAATGTTTTCTTTAAAGGATTTAAATCAAAAATTGAAAGATCCCCATGGTTTGCTGGAAAGTTTTATGCTAAAGCAGATTCAGTTGAGTTTGATAAATCTATAACTGTTTACTCTGGTCACTCAGAAAGAGAATCGCATGAGGGCTTAAATCTTCTTCTTGCAGTACTTGACGAAATATCTGGCTTTGCATCTGAAGTAGGAACAGGTAACGAACAGGGTAAGACTGCTGAAAATATATATAAGGCTTTCCGTGGATCGGTTGACTCTCGTTTTCCAGATCTTGGCAAAGTGGTTTTACTTTCTTTTCCAAGATACCCAGGAGACTACATCTCAGAAAAATATGATGCAGTCATTGCTGACAAAGAAGTAATTGAAAGAACCTACGAGTTTATAATTAACCCACTACTTCCAGACACAGACCCAAACAATAAAATTGAAATTTCCTGGGATGAAGATCATATCCTATCATACAAATATCCAGGAGTATTTGCATTAAAAAGACCAACATGGGAAGTAAACCCAACAAGACAGATTGATGATTTTAAGATTGCATTTATGACTGACCTTGGAGATGCAATGATGCGCTTTGCTTGCGTACCAACTTTTGCTTCTGATGCATTCTTTAAGCAACAAGAAAAAGTAAGAGCATGCATGACACTTAGAAACCCTTTGGATAACTTTAGAAGGTTTGATGAAGCATTTAAACCAGATTCAACTAAAAAGTATTATGTACATGCTGACCTTGCCCAGAAGCACGACAAGTGTGCAGTTGCTATTGCACATGTAGAAAAATGGGTAAATATCCAAGTAATTAACAACTATGAACAAGTAGCACCAATTGTAGTAGTAGATGCAGTAGCATGGTGGGAACCAAAGGTAGAAGGCCCAGTAAATCTTTCAGAAGTTAAACAGTGGATTCAGAATCTTAGAAGAATTGGTTTTGATATTGGAATGGTTTCCTTTGACCGTTGGCAGTCATTTGATATTCAAAATGAATTAAAGCAAGTTGGAATGAAGACTGACACTGTTTCTGTTGCTAAAAAACATTATGAAGATATGGCTATGCTTGTATACGAGGAAAGACTTGCCATGCCTGCAATTGATTTGTTATTTGATGAACTAACACAGTTAAAAATTATGAAAAATGATAGAGTTGATCACCCCCGCAAGAAGTCAAAGGACTTGGCTGATGCTGTGTGTGGAGCAATATTTGGGGCAATATCACATACCCCAAAGGATAATAACACTGAAGTGGAGATTCATACCTTTAGAGACAGACCTAAAGTTGACAATCCCTTCGCCAATGTGATAGAATATAAACCTATGCCAGATGATGTAAAAGAATATTTGGATAGATTTAATCTACTATAAAGAAAAGAGAAATGAATGAATTCATTTAAGAAAATCGCACTAGGCGTGGTTGCAGCCATGACTTTGGGCACAATCGTAGCAACACCTGCAAGTGC